GGACAATAGTGAAATCGTTGGTTTCCACAGTGACAAGGCAATCGCCTTTCTCGGAAAAAGAGGATACGAAAGCTGAACCTAAAGGACGGTTTGTCCACAACCAACGCAACGCTCTGATGATAGCGGACTTGCCAGAATCGGACGGGCCGACAATATAGTTAACTCCCGAAGAGAGATTCAAAGTCGTGGTAGGGTGACTTTGGAAGTTGAAAATACGGATTGTTTTAATCACTTACTCCTACTTCTGCTACCGCTCTTGTTTCAAAGCTTACAAGTTTTCATCAAATCAAAGAATAAACCTAGATCTATGATAGCAATGGGTTCCTGCCGGTTCTCTTTCCTTTGATGAGGATCATTATAAACTACAAGCCANTTATTAATATTATAGCCNGCCATGCTTGCTTTAGCCTGTTTNATAGCAGCTTTTACATTTATCGTTCCAGACTTGCACTCAACAGAGAACGGAAACAAACTACAGGCAGCACTAGACAATCTAACATCTGTCCCAGACTGGCTCATCTCCCGACCTTGAATATCTTTATCCTTTCCACAATCAAGTCCTGTCAATTCCGAAATTTTTTTGGCGACCAAGTTCTGTAAATTACGGGCAATGCTCTTCCTGGAGGAGATTTTGCGGGTTTTATGAAGCAGTTTGGATAAGAAATTGAGGCGTGACGTTTTGGCCAATTTTATTTTGTGTCCTTTAAGTTGCTGAATAAGTTCCCACTGCTCGTCAGTCATGGTGGACAACAATTGATTCAAAAGATTATCTTTAGTGACTATCTGTTTTTTTTTTTTATTCCCTTCATGATAAACCTTAATTTATCTAACCTTTTCCTTCCTGCCGTGTTGAACTTGAGCTTCTAAAGAGTCCCATAGCTCAATAACTTCTTCTTTTAATTCTTGCTCCAAATTATTTTCCTCTACATATAGTATAGCCGCTTCCAAGCTTACAAAATTCTTATTTTTTACGATATATCCTGCTTTTTTTGTTGGATCGTCTGGATGGTTTGAGAAAATTCCAATATCCTTCAACCACTGAAGATTAGCTCCTATGTCATCATATCCATAATTGAAAATAAGTCTTAGTGGGGCTATTCTATATGGCCTATCAATAGATGATTTCCTAATAAAAGCTTCAACATTAATTCCTACGACTTCTTCTTTTGTTTTACCGTTAGGCAGCTTGACTTTTTTAGTTATTACTCCAGTTTGTCTCAAGCGAATTCTTAGACTGGCGTAGAAACCAACAGCATTTCCACCACTAGTTTTTTGTCTCTCACCATACCCGTCAATGTTGTCTCTAACTTGATCTGTGCAAAACATTAAAATGTTATAATACCAAATGTGATCAGAAACAATACGAAACCCTTCAGAAAAGTCTTTGGCTCTCTTTTGACCTATCTTATCCCCTTGTTCTATTTCCATTTTACTGGCCAAGGCTGCAAGGCTGTCCACTCCGTAGAAATTTATTTTTGATGGGTTTGGTTCCCAAGCTTTTGAAGTGTTTCGTCTTACTTTTCCTTTAGTGTCATCATCTCCTTTCTTTTCTAATGGACCAATTAATGCTTCAAAGATGTCCGTTATAGTTCCAGTTCTTTCTATATCTTTTTGTCTTAGATTTACCCCAAACGTTTTGCAATAGTTTACATTTAAACGGGCTTCAGGATCTCTTATACGGCATTCACCACCAGCACGTTGAGCAGAGCCTAGAACTTCAGCCATTAATGTTGTTTTGCCTGTTGAGTTTGGTCCATAGACTTGGACAATGGTTTTTCCAGGTAGCCCACCATATTTACTGACCCCCCCAGATATGGCCTTATCCAATAAAGTACTCCCAGTTGAGATAAGGTTTATTGTATCTAACGGACGCTCATGTGATTGTGGTGGTGAAGAGACCGTTTCTATAACTTTTTTAACTATTTTTTTAGTAGATGTTCTTTTCATAAGATAAAACCAATTTTAGGGGTGGCTTTTTACCACCCCTTTTATGGTTTGGTTATACGTCAATATCCACTTGCTTTTTCGGGGTTGGTTTTGTTATCGGTACAGGTTCTGGAGGATTGGCATTCGCATATTCAGTTTCGCACTGAACCTTGATAGTACAAGTTTCACATTCACCCCAAACCCCAAAATCTTGGCCGAAAACGGAACCTTCAAACGGGCAGGATAATTCCTCGGTGTTAAATGGCGGGGTTGTTCCCTGTTCTTGCCAATAATAATCACCCGCAACTTTATCATCTTTTTGTGTTGGTTCAACTTTACTGCCAAATCCAAAGAACGCATTATGAACTTCTTCATAGCTAGGTATATAAAGTAACTCATCGATCGGCATTGATCTGGCTTTGTCCAAGATGTGCTTTGGAATTGGTTCATCCCTTTCTACAAACTGAAACCCGGTGTATTCTCTGTTGGTGCCCTTAAACTCCAGGTTGAAGCTTACACTACGTCCACCATCCGGCCCGGCTTTCGGGTTTGTAAAGGTTACATAACCCCCGCCCCTCGGTTTCTTAGCAATAGCCTGAATTTTGGCTTCCATGAACCAGTGGGCTATAACCAACAGTTGAATGCCTTTACTTTCGTTGTCCCGATCCCATACCCAGTATAGAACTCTCCGTTTTGGCCGAAGTTCTTTTATGGTTTCGGCGTTTTCGTCGTTCTTTGGAAGTTCTTCTCGGTATTCACAGATAGGACACCGCTTGTTGTAGTTTTTGGCCAGGCAGATATACTCATCGTCATTTGGGCCAACACCACGGTGAACCCAAATATCAACCAGGTATGTCGGGGTCCCAGGTTTTACTTTCAGATTAGGGTCTTTGGTGCCAGCAAAATAGGGAATGAAGTCCAAAAGATAATCACGCTCCGACATCTTCATTTTCTCAATCCCAGAAGTAGCACCTGGGTCTAAAATGTCCTTAAAAAATCCTTCGTTTATTGTCCGATAGGATTCTTGTGACCTGAATTCAAGGGCATCGTATTGATCATAGTCTATGTCCCCTTGTTGTTGTGTTTGTTTTGGCACAGACACTGGTTTTGGTACTGATTTGTTAATCGGAGATGGTCTTGTCACTTTTTTCTTCCTTTCGTTTAGCATCAAAGTAACTGCGACATGCAGCGTACATAAGAATTCTTACGACAACATAAGCCACAAAACAAATTAGTGTAGCTAACCCAACTATTTTTAGTACCCCCATAATTATCTCTTTATTCAGACTACATCGCCATCGCTTCGGAAAGCCCTTCAATTTGGACTTCTGTTCCGGAATTGATTGCTTTTTCCTTCACATCTTTTGCTCTTGGCTCTGCCCAGTAGTTTGATCCATACAGCTTGACAAGGCTCTCCAAAGCAGATCTTTTATCATTAAGAGCTTTGTTTGCTCCGCCCAGTATGTTTACGTCATACTGAGCTTTTTGTAGGGCTTCAAGGGCAAGACTATATTCCTCTCTCTTTTTTACTCCAGATTCNATTGCAGCCTCGGTTGGTTTTTTGCCTTCAGAAGCGGTCAAAGCACTGCGAATTTCAGTACTCAAATTTGCTTCTTCCAACTCTAACTTTTGTTTTGCTCTGTCTCTAGTTAATATTGCATCAGCCAGAGCGACAGAGTATTCAAACACCAAGTTTGGTTGCCGCAACCATTCATAATCAAGCTCGTGCTTGCTTATGGAAATNTCATCTTCGAAGTTTAATTCTGACATTATATTACCTCCCTATATTATTATAGCCAGTTAAATTGGTTTTTTCATTGCCCACGGAGACCCCTGGTTTCCAACTGCCCACTCAACCTCAAGTGGAACTATAAGCCAATTATGGGGTTCTTTTATGGCTTGAGTCATAACCCAGGATGATAGTTCCACAATGTAATCAAGTTCTTCTGGTGGGCTACTGAATTTAATTGAGTCGTGAACTTGTCCTATCAGTTTAGTTTTCCATTTTTCCTCCTTTCTTATTTCGTTGATTTTGTTATAAGACCATTGCAAACAGTGGTATGCCGTTCCTTGAATTGCTGTGTTTAAAATCATATTTCTGTTTAAAAGGTGCTGTCGCCTAAAACCATGAAACATAGGAACTTTTCCAGTTCTTAAATACTGTTCTACCCATTCTTCTTTCCATGTCGCATAGCCTTTAAATTTCCTCCAGAATTCAGTTTCTTTACTCTTGACGAACCCTTGGTAAATATCAAGTTGATTAATGCCTTTTGAAGCCATATGATCTAAGAAAGGAACGCCGTTTGGCAAAACCAGATTTTTAGCGTTATTCCATAAGTTTTCACCACAAGGCATATACCATGATCCATAAAACTCAGGGAATATAAAACAGTTTTTAGCAAGGTATCTTAGTTGTTTAAGAACCTTATCCTTTTTCCACGTCTCTATTGGAAAATCAAGCATGTAAAGTTCAATAGCCTGATCCCTATGTATATCTGAGGTCCGGTCTTTTATGTATCTTATCAGTTCTCTATCTTTTGTATAACAAGCAGCTATCTTTACTTCCATACCCCCATAATCAACCTCTGCATGGCAATGGCCAGGCCAAGGATAAAACCCACGTTGCAATATCATTTTTGATTCTTCATCATGCTCTGGAAAATTTTGGAAGTTCGGACCCGAACTTGAACTTCTGTATGATCTTGGAATATGGAGGTTTAGATTTGGATAGACAACTTTCAATTTGTGTTGTTCTAAATCTGTGTGATTAACAGCTTCTCTTAATACACCACTGACAAAAGTGCCTTTGAGATCAGAAAGTTTACGATAGTTCATAACTAATTCACAAAAACGCCCAGCATTTTTATGGCTAGTCAGTGATTCAAGAACTTTATGGTTTACTTTGGGGTTTTTATTATCCGTTAGCAAAACTGGTTTTATTTTTGCGCAATCAAACAAAACTTTCCGCAGTTGAACATCGCTCCCTGGATTTATTTGGCTTCCGTGACGGTCTTCATACTGTTTGGCTAGGGTAGTTGCTTTAATTTCAGATTCAAGAGCTGTTAGTCGGCATTCGAGATCCTCTGAGACCCATTCTAAGTAGGCAGTGTCAACACACATGCCTCCTTCTTGCTCCGTATCGGCAAAGGCAAGTGTTCCTGCATGAAAAAGTTTATAAGCGTTAATTAAACTATGTTCTTGTTCAAACTCTTTCCATTGATCTTCGGCCAACCAATATTCATACAGCGAGTCAAGACCACATCGTTTTAGTATAAGAGCTTCAGGGCACTCTGATATTCTATTAATGGCATTTTGGCTAGCTTTTTTCCCACCTTCAAGATATGGTTCAGTATCGTTTTTAAAATGGAAGTCACCATATCGAGCTGCAACTTGAAATCCTAGGGAAGTGATTTCTTGCCTATCGTCTAAGATATGAGTTGCTATTTGACTACACCAAACCCAGTTAGAAACGTCTGCTCCAAGTATGATTTTAGACCAAGTATCTTCATACTTGATATTATGGCCCCCCATACCAATGTCAGGATGTTCAAGGATTCGAACTACAAGTTCTCTAACTTCTTTGTCTTTCATAGGGAACGAAATAGCCCATTCTCTGCTTTTGGCAAAAGAACAATAACAGATATTATGCCCTAGACCGTGTGGTTTCAACCCAGTTGTTTCAAAATCAACAACTAAAAATTTAGGTTTTTCTTTGAGAATCGCAGTTAAACAAGCAATGATTTCTTTAGGGTCTTTTAATATCCTAAGATATTTTTCAGCGTTATATTTTGGAACAGGTTGTTGACTTTTTTGAAGTGCTCGTTCTAAATCACGAAAGAATAGATTTGCAAGAGCTTTATCTTTAGGTGATCTCATTGGATACGAAGGGTGATACATAGGTAAAACCCAACATCCAAGTTCTTGGTCTGGAATGGCACAACCACGCCATTTATTAACTGAAGCCTTCCCTGATATCTTTTTCAAAAGATAAGATTGTAGAGGAACCCTACCAGCTAACCAAATAGCTTTTGGTTTCAACTCTTCTATTATCTTCCAAGTAGCATCAGCGCAGTAAGCTATTTCACGGTCGTCGGGTGTTCTATTAGAACCTTTTTCTGTTGTCGGTCGACATCGGACTGCATTGAGTTTATAGAAATCTTGATCTAAATCAAGGCCAAGTTTCTTTAGATCTCTTCGTATTCTAGCACCTGCTTGACCTACGAAATGCGTTCCTTGTTTATCTTCGTTTTCTCCCTGACTTTCACCAAGATAAACTATCCCTAGTTTCCCTTGGCCTCTAATACCTAGCTTTGGTGATTTGACTGTCTTATATAAACCACATATTTCACAAGGGTCGTTATTCACTTCAATCTTTGATTTCAGTCTTTTCTTTTTCTGGACCTCTATTTCTTCAATAAATTCTGGCCAGAAGAAATTTTTATTCAAGAGGCTTCTCCTTTCATTCATATTTAGGATGAAAAGCCGTACAGATCGGTAATCCGTCAAGCCCGTAAATCCACTCTTCGGGATATTTCGGCTCGCCAGGCAAATAGATGATGGTGTCCCCCAGGATAGGACAGCACTTTTCCGGGAGAGGCAATCAAGGCTGTCCGTTATTGCTTATGGTAGTGGCCAGCCGGGAATAGTCCGGTCAATATCGGCCATCAGGCGACGAGTTTCGGGCAATAACCCAGTGGCAGTGTCCCGGCGTAAAGCCTGGCCAGTCCCTATTATGACCTTGGCCGCGAATAAGCCATATGTCAGGGTCTGGGCGTACATGTCAGCGAATTCATACTCAGAAAGATTGGGCACCAAGGTCTGCTCGAAGGCTGCCCGCCAGCCTTTCAGGGCACTAATTCCTGGCTCGGTCACCATTGTAAGGCCACTAATTTCTGGCTCGGTCACCATTGTAAGGCCACTAATTTCTGGCTCGGTC